ATTTGATCCCGCATCGGACGATTACTATAAAGAAATCGACTTGCGTATGCGTAGGGAAATGCCTCAAAAGTTTAAGGAGAAACGGTCCAACGCCCAAACCGTTGCTCCCGCGTCTGGAAACGGACGGTCAGTAAAGTCAGGGCGGAAGAAATCGGTAGAATTATCGCCGGGTCAAGTTGCGTTTGCGAAGAAAATGAGAATACCACTCGACAAGTACGCGCGAGAAGTAGCTAAAATTGATAATAGACGGAGTGAATAAAATGGCAGATAGGACATCACGCGAAGCAAATACGCGGGAGAGCGCACAGCGCCCACAACAATGGCGTCCGGGTTCTGCTTTAGAAGCACCCGAACCACCAATCGGTTTTAAACACCGTTGGATACGCGAATCCGTAATGGAGTTCGACGATAAAACTAACGTACATAAAAAACGGCAAGAAGGATGGGACCTCGTTCGCGCAGAGGAATACCCCGATTATGTTGGCCCTGTAGTAGATGAGGGACGGAACGCTGGCACTATTGGTGTTGGTGGACTTGTTCTCGCTCGTATCCCCGTCGAAGTGGCTGAACAGCGGAACGCACACTATCAAGGTGTAGCACAAAATCAAATGGACGCAGTAGATCGTGATTGGATGCGTGAAAACAATCCAGCCATGCCAAAGTCTGCTGCTCAACGTAAATCATCCGTTTCCTTTGGACAAAAGGGACGCGGAAACTCTGAAGGAGAGTAAAGATGGCGAATCAAGACGCTGCCTTCGGCTTACGCCCCATCGGACGTGTAGGGGGAACCCCTTATACTGGTGGGCAAAGCCGATACAGAATCGCCGCAAACTACGGAACAGCTATTTTCCAAGGTGACATGGTTATGCAAGTAACTGGTGGAACAGTGGAAATTCACGCCGATGGCGGGACTGTACCTATTGTTGGCGTATTCAACGGGTGTCAGTACACTGACCCCACAACAGGAGAACAAANGTTCTCTAATTNTTACCCTGCAAGCACTAATGCTTCTGATCTTATTGCNTTTATCATTGATGACCCAATGGTTGTTTTTGAAGTGCAAGCAGATGCAGCATTTCCAGTTGCTGACTTGTTTGGTAATTTCGACGTTGTTTACACAAGCGCTGGTAGNACAACTACTGGTATTTCAGGCTCTGAATTNAAAGTATCTGANGGNGGAACTGCAACTACGCTTTCTCTNAANGCTATTGATATTTCTGANGACCCTGAGAATAGCGATGTGGCATCAGCAAATACGAATGTAAAAGTAGTCATTCAAAACCATATATTCGGCGTCAAAGGCGCTGGGTTAGCATAGGGATATTGAATCATGGCTATTTCACGTTCACAATTAGTTAAAGAGCTAGAACCGGGCCTCAACGCCTTGTTCGGTATGGAGTATGATCGTTACGAAGGCGAACATGCTGAAATCTTTGACACAGAAACTTCAGATCGTGCTTTTGAAGAAGAAGTTATGCTCGTCGGATTTGGGAATGCTCCCACAAAATCCGAAGGTGCAGGCGTTTCTTTTGATAACGCAAATGAAGCCTACACTGCTCGTTATTCACACGAGACTGTAGCGCTTGCATTCGCACTTACTGAAGAAGCAATCGAAGACAATCTTTATGATCGTCTTGGTGCGCGTTACACTAAAGCACTGGCCCGTTCTATGGCCCACACAAAGCAAGTAAAAGCTGCATCAGTATTGAACAACGCGTTCAATTCTAGCTTTACTGGCGGCGATGGCGTAGAACTTTGCTCTTTAGTTCACCCACTTTCAGGTGGTGGTACTTTCCGCAATGAGCCGTCAACTCCAGCAGACCTCAACGAAACTTCGTTGGAAAATGCTCTAATTGACATCTCAACCTTTGTGGATGAGCGCAATATGATCATTGCTCTTCGTGGGACTAAGATGATTATTCCACCACAACTGCAATTTATTGCGGATCGTTTGTTGGAATCAACTCTTCGTCCGGGTACATCAGACAATGATGTAAACGCAGTTAAAAACATGGGTATGGTTCCAGAGGGTTACACTGTTAACCACTTCTTGACTGACCCTGATGCGTTTTTCATCAAGACTGATGCTCCTAACGGCTTCAAGCACTTTGAGCGTTCTCCAATGAGAACAAACATGGAGGCTGATTTCGACACAGGCAACATGCGCTTTAAAGCTCGTGAGCGCTATAGCTTCGGCTTTAGTGATCCACGCGCTGTATTCGGTTCACCCGGAGCGTAAAGTTAGGTTACTCTTGTAGCCACCCTACAAGTTGTCATCCTAAGTTGGAGGCGGTCTTCGGATCGCCTCTTTCTTTTTGTAAGAATATAATGTATTGTAAAATTATCCCTGACAGTCGCATGGTGTGACTGACTTAACCCTGACAGGAGATCATTATGGGTAATTCTACATTTAGCGGTCCAGTACGCTCGGAAAATGGCTTTCAAGTTGTTTCCAAAAACGCCACTACAGGCGCAATCACAACTGTAGCAAACACAGCCTCAACAGGTATTGTGACAAATAAGTATGTAAAGCACGTTGGCTTTGCTACTGGTGTTACAGTAAACACAACAGCGGGTGATAGTCCTGCAATTGGTGAGTTTACACAGCCAGCAAATACAATCATTACTGACATTAAGATTTTTTGTGATGTTGCTCCTGTTATTGGAACAGGTGACATTGGGTATGAGGTTGGAACATCTAGTTCAGGTGCGCAAATTGTTGCTGCTGTAACAGATGAGATTTTAGATGGTGGCACAACTGTTGTTGTACACAACGTAACAACGACAACTCTTGTTGTACAAACGCAGAGTGGAACAACGGCTCCAGCTTCGGTTCAGTATACAGACACCGAAAGAACTATTTACTGCAACATCACTAATACAGTTGATGCTACAACAGCAGGCTCGTTTACGTTCATCATTGAGTACGTTCAAATTGCGTAATTAATCNGGTGGGGTTAANNCCCCACCCATAATTTATAGGAGATTAATATGGCTGATGCTGTAGCGACACAGACGCTTATAGATGGTGATAAAAAAGTAGTTCAAAAATTTACTAATATTTCTGATGGCACTGGTGAATCTGCGGTTGTTAAAGTTGATGTAAGTGGTTTAGCTACAAATTCTCGTGGCGATGCTTGTACAGGCGTTGTTATAGAGAAAATATGGTGGCAGTGCATTGGAATGAAAGTTCAAATACTTTGGAATGCTTCAACTAATGTTTTTTGTATTGAATTAGGTGAAAACCAAAGTGGCAATCATGATTACACCAATTTTGGTGGTTTGCCTAACAATGCTGGTAGCGGAAAAGATGGAGATGTTCTTTTCACAACTGTAGGTCATACGAGCGCAGATACTTATACAATAATTATGTCTATGCGGAAAGAGTATGGCTAAATCTAAAAAAGGCGAAATGCCTAAACGTAATAAGAAAAACTTCCGCCCCACAAAGTCTGGGGCGGGAATGACAAAAGCTGGTGTTAAAGCTTATCGAAGAAAAAACCCTGGTAGCAAATTAAAAACAGCTGTTACTGGTAAGGTAAAGCCCGGAAGTAAAGCAGCTAAAAGACGTAAATCTTACTGCGCTAGATCTGCGGGTCAAATGAAAAAGTTTCCAAAAGCGGCTAAAGATCCTAATAGTCGTTTGCGTCAAGCTCGTAAAAGATGGAAGTGTTAAATGGCAATAAGTCGTAGTAAAATGAAAAAACAAGTTACTAAGCCACCTCAAAAAAAAGATGATATGCCTAGAGGTTTAACTTATTTTAGAAAGGGTGGAGCCGCTTCAAAAAAATCTAAAGGTAGTAAAATATGCCCTTCTGGAAAAGCATGGGCTAAAAGAACATTTGATACTTATCCTTCAGCTTATGCAAATATGGCGGCTTCTAAATACTGCAAAGACCCTAATTACGCTAAAGGCGCAAAGGGCAAGAAAAAGAAGAAAAGCTAATGGGTGCGCTTAAAGATTGGGTAAAACAAGATTGGGTTCGCATCGGTACTGATGGGAAGATAAAAGGTAAGTGTGGTACTTCTAAAGATAAGAAGAACCCTGACCGATGTTTGCCTCGTAAAAAAGCTCAAAGTCTCTCTAAAGCAGAAAGAGCCAAGACTGCTCGTAAGAAAAAAGCAGCAGGAGCAAAAGGTAAAACTGTAGTTTCCAACACTAAAAAAGCAAAAGTTCGCAATATGAACAATGGCGGTGTTGTTGAAACAAAGTCTAAACGTAAATTTAATGGCAAAACTATACCAAAAACTGCTGTTGCAAGGGGTTGCGGTAAAGTAATGTCTAATCGAAGAAAGCGTACAAAAGGCGCTGTAAGCCAATCATAAGGAGTTTATCATGGCTATGAAGAAAAAAGGAAACAGAACTGGTGGCAAAATTCGTCGTATGTCTAAAGGTGGAGCAGCGGGCGGTAAGAAAATTCGTCGTATGTCCAAAGGTGGGGCTGCTGGTGGTAAAAAAGTTCGTCGCATGACAAAAGGCGGTGCGGCTGGCGGTAAAAAATCACTTACAGCAGCAAGAGCAATTCTTCCTTCTGGTTATAAAATAGTTAAAAAATAAAGTATGGCTTATTTGCACAGCAATATACCTTATTTTAAAGCATGGGTTCGTCGTGAATACACTCACAACCATGAGAATTATCACGGCGAATTTCTTCATGCTATGGTTATTGGTGTGACAACAATACCGAATAGATGTTTAAGTTTTCAGGTTATATTCACTGGGAATGAGGCTGAAGGAGAAAAAGAAGACACAGTACATGGTGGTGCTATGTGGGCGCGTATGCCCATAACTGCGCTTGTTGGTGACATTCCTTTAGAAGAATGGCCTGAGCCAATGGAAACATACGATGCACAACCTTGGGATTGTGCCTCTCATTATAACTCTGTTTATGTTATGGATAGAACTACTCCTTGCCCTTGGATGGCTAAAATAAATGGTCAAATGTATCCTGCAAAATATTTATTTACTGTAGACTACACTGAATCAGAAATAGCAGATGACCCAGCGCAACATAAACAAAACCATGTACTTCAGCTATTAGATGCTGGGGAATGGACAGGTAATGTTGTTGCGTTACCTAATAATCGTGTGCGTGTAACTCACCCTGCTTGGTTTCAAACAGGAGAAGGCGCTCCTGATTTTAAACCATCTCAACATATACACTATTCAAAAAGTGATTTAGACTATACACTAGATGTTAACAAGGTTTTCGATAACCTTTATAACGAGGAATAACATGACTGTATCAGGATCCAAAAATTTTGAATTAGACGTAGCAGATTATATTGAAGAAGCTTTTGAACGTTGTGGTTTAGAAGTTAGAACTGGTTATGATTTAAAAACTGCTAAACGCTCTATGAACCTTTTATTCGCTGATTGGGCTAACAGGGGTATCAATCAATGGACGATTGCACAAAGAAGTTTCACTGTTACAAGCAATGATGGTCAGTATGATTTAAGTGCCGATGTAATAGATATTTTATCTTTAGTAATACAAAGAGATAGCACAGATTATTCTTTAGACAGAATAAGTAGGGACGCTTATTTAAATATTCCTACAAAATCTACTCAAAGCAGACCTACCCAATATTTTTTAGATAGGCAAATAACACCAAATTTAAAATTGTGGCCTTTGCCAGATAATAGCACAGATGTTATATATTACGATGCTTTAATTCGTTTAGACGATGCAGATACATTCGTAAATACTGTTCAAGTTCCTTTTAGATTTTATCCAGCGTTAGCAGCTGGCTTGGCTTATTATATAGCGGTTAAAAAGGCTCCTGATAGAATACCTTTATTAAAACCAATGTACGAAGAAGAACTAGGTAGAGCCATGGATGAAGATAGAGATAGATCTTCTTTTCAAGTCTCACCTCAATTGAGAAGTTATAGATATGTCTAAGTATGCCTCAAATAAACGAGCATACGGTATATCAGACCGTTCTGGCTTCAGATACAGACTTAAAGATATGCGTAAAGAATGGACAGGTTTACTTGTTGGAAAAGATGAGTGGGAATCTAAACATCCTCAATTAGAACCAATTAGAACAAGGCCAGATCCTCAAGCTTTAAGAAATCCAAGACCAGAACAAAATTTAACTGAACAAAGATCATTACAGTATGGGTTTGATCCTGTTGGTTTTTTAGATATACCAGGAATAACTCCAGACAATAATTTAGTTTCTACTGGATCAGTAGGAGAGGTTACGGTGACAACAACATGAGTTTTACATTTACAACATTAAGAGAAGCAGTGCAAAATTACACTCAAAACAATGAAACATCTTTTATTGCTAATATGGGTACTTTTGTAGAATTATCTGAGGAACGTATTTTAAAATCCATTCAATTAAATGTTTTTAAAAAAAATGCAGCTGGTAATATGACTTCAGGAAATAAATATTTAGCTGTTCCTAGTGATTTTTTAGCACCTTTTTCTTTAAGCATTACAAATAGCAGTAGTTTTGAGTTTTTAATGTTTAAAGATTTAGATTTTGTTGAAAGTTATAATCCAAATCCAGCAACAACTGGTACGCCAAAATATTATGCACAATTTGATGTTGATAATTTTCTCATTGGGCCAACACCTGATAGTTCTTATGTTTCTACATTAAGTTATTTTTACAGACCAGCTAGTTTAACTGAAAGCCAATTAACGTTAACAGTAGGGGCAACTGGGAGCTTTACAAACGGTGAAAAAATTACTGGCGCAACAAGTGGTGTAGTTTCTACTATTAAAGCTATTCCAACTTCTACTACGTTTACGATTTTAGTTCCTTCTGGTACGTTTACAGATGGAGAAACAATTACTGGAGCAACAAGTGGAGCAACAACGACTGTAACCTCTACTGGAGCTGACACAACTATTAGTTGGTTGAGTGAAAATGCTGAAATAGCGTTGTTATACGGCACTTTAATAGAAGCAAGTGTTTATATGAAGGAGGAGCAAGATATTATGGCTATGTATAGCTCAAGATTTGCAGAGGCAATGTCAAGGTTGAAAAATCTTGGAGAAGCTAAAGAAGTAACAGATCAATACAGAACTGGTGAAATTATAAGGCAGAAAACATAATGTTAACAAATTCACTTAGTATGTCAAATGACTTTTCTGTAACAGTAGAAACCACTAATAATAGAGGTTTTACTCCAGAAGAAGTAGCGGTTCGTTGCGTTAACAGAATTATAGGAATTTCTGATAATGCTCCACCTGCTATTAGAGACCAAGCTAACGCTTACAGAAAAGAATTAGAAGCAATAGTTGCAAATTATATGCACCAGGCTATTAAAAGTGATAGAACTACTGTATATAACGCAATTAGAGATTCTGGAAACCCTAAACTAGCAGAATATATAAGGAGAATGTGATGGCTTTTACTGGTA